GCCTCTTCCTTCTGTCTGAGTTCGCGCCCTTCAATCTGCTTTTGGAGGTTGGTAACTTTCTCCTCAAGGCTTGAATTCTTTTGATCCTGGGTGGGCTTGCCATCATTCAAGATCATGTGGGTGAGCTGCTCATAGGAGAGCCCATGCTTTTTCATGAACTCGAGCGGGTTTTCCTTGAAGGTCTTGGTGTCGCTCTCCCAGCCCTGGGCCTTGGCTTCCCTTTCCTTCAGGGCGATCTCCCTGGTGCGTAGCTCCTTTTCCTTGCGGGTCAGTGCCGCAAACTTGGGACTGAGCGGATCTTTCTTGGGTTCCGACACCGGTGGAATGGGCGCTTTGCCAAGGTCAGACTCAGGAGCTGCTTGCACTTCAGACGCAACAGGATTGGACGGAGGGGCGGATTCAAATGACATGGGTTACCTTGGGGATGATTGGCTTTGGGAGCACCTGGGAGCTGGTGCGGAGCAGAGGTGGGATTTAGGCGGATTGAGGGAGGAGAGCGGACGTTGGGCGTGCTTCTGGAACAGCTTGCGGAGATTGAGCAGGATCTTGGCTAGGGTCTGGGGCTGGAGGCGCTGGCGGAGTGACCATGTTGAGGGCCTGATCGTGCCAACGACGGAGAAGCTCTAGGCGCTCTTCTGGAGCACCATGGGTCTGGGCATACAGGTAGAGCTGTTGTGAGCGGGTCACACCAAGGTTGAGATCCTGGTATGGGTCTGGTGGCGTGAACTCACCGTCGTAAAGGAGCTTCTCCAGCGTGAATTCGATGTTGTCGGAGGCGGCTTGCGCCATGGCCGTGTACTTGTCCAAGTCTGGGAAGGCCAATAGGTCAGCGGCTGCACTCTGAGGGATGAGGCCCGCTTGCACCATCTCGGTGATGGTCTGGAGCCTGCCCGCTGGGGTCTGTGGCAACATGGACGTGGGAAACATCTTCAACTGAAAATCGTCTTCAGAGACATCGATACTCTTCCAGTCGATCTCGGAAACGAACTGTTTAGACGGCGACCTCACTTTGACGGTGTTGCCCTTCTCAGTTTCCTCTTTTGCCAAACGGATGAAGTGCTTTGCGCAGTCGAGGAAGAAATCCTCGTATTGTTGGCCCGTGAGCTGGAACCTGTCGGATTCGATGTCGTTAAATTCCCTGAGCGCGGCACCTGAGTTTAAGCCTGCGGGCTTTTGAGCTTGGGCAGATAGCTGCGACACGCCTGCGATCTCAAACGCCTTGCGGTAGAGATTCTCCAAGTGTTGGAAGAGTTCTGGCGAGACGGCTTGGGCGACTTCTTGGATGGGCTTGGTGCCGCTGTAGGTGACGAGATTCCCGATGCCGTTTGAGATGTGTTCCTTCACCACCTTGGAAGCGGAGTCGATCCAAACGCGTGGAACAGCACATAAATGCAGGCACATCTGGATCTTTTTGAGCGTCTTGTTGATCTCAAGCTGGAGTCCCTGGAGCTGCTCAGCGAGGCTCTGGCCCCAGAAACCGATGAGGCGATCCGACCACTTCATGAAGACGAATGGGAACGCATCTTTATCCCAGGTCTCTTCCATCAGTATGGAGCCTTGGAGACTGATCGCGTGCTTGCCGTCTTTAGCTTCTGGACCCGATGGTAGGTGCCAGGATTCAATCACCAGCACCATGTCTGCTTGATTCAGCTCACCGTCGAGGGTGCGGCAGACGGCGGCTTCGATCTTGGCCTTGGACTTAGGGAAGGCTTCCTTCAGGATGTCCTTGCTTACATACTTCTTTTGATGGAGCTGGCGGGGTTTGCCGTAGATGGATTCGGCGTGGTCGATCATCAGCTCAGATGGCAACACTCGCTCGGTGCGGAGCTTACCTTCTTCAGCGAAAATCTTGAGACATCCCGTACCGAAGACGAGGGCATCTCGGAAAATGATCGGACCTTGGCGATACAGCTCAGTTGTGTAGAAAGTGCCGTCGATGAAGGTTTGGAGCTTCTTGGCCTTGCCCTGCAAATCCCAGGAACCAGCCGACGTCATGAAGGTCGGTCGAGGCTTGTTCTTCGCGAGTTTCGAACCGAGGGTGTCGGTCATGTTGGCGACGACGTTGAGCTTGAGGGAGCTATCAGTGACGGTAGAACGAGGACTGGCCAGCGACACCGCAGATAGAGCGCCTGGAGCCAGGACATCCAGGTTGCCGTAGAGGCGCATCCCGCGGACGTTCTGAGCCAGACGAACGCTGTCCTGCTTTTCTAGGTTCGAGGCCACCGAGAACACGGCAGACGCAAGCTCATCACCGTGGAGCGTCCACCAACGTGCGGTGAGAGCAGGCGTGGCTGATCCGTTGTTGTTGAAAGAGGTGTAATCCATTGATTTCCATGGGGAATTGCTTCAGGACGAAGCTGGTAGGAATGGGTAGGCCGCTGGGGAAGCGGCTTGGCGGGAGAAATTAGGACGAGGCGTACAGATCGGGGTCGTCGCCCACAAGAGCGCCGTCAGGGATTGGTAAAACGGCCTGTTCTGGAGCTACGATTTTCGGCTCCTCTTCCATAAACGCCATAGGACTGAACACCACAGTCACTTCCCCTACGCTCATTTGTTGGATCTTTTGACCCTTCGCCCACTGGATAAAAGCTTTCAATTCGTTCACGTTTTCAAATCTCATCGTTAAACCACGCATCGTTCATTTGGGTTTGGTGCTGCTCAAGTGCTTGTTCTTCCATGCGTTTCGCTTCGGTATGCCAATAGGTGTCACTGCCTTGGGAGGCTTTTGGTTCAGGGGCTGACTGAGTGTAATGTTGAGATTCCCGAAAACAGTAGAGCGCGGCGTCGGCGGCATCGTTCAGATAGCGCTTGTCTTCTAACTTGCGATTCTCGTCCCACTGGACCGTTTCCCATTCGTCGGTGAGGGCTTCATTCCCTGGCATGACTTGGATGCGGCCAGAGAGAAAGTCGCTGTTCATTTGCTCGATGAACGTCACCTTGTCGGTTTTCTGGGCGGCATAGATCGGCAGGCTGTAGCGCTTCTTGAAGGTCTCGGCGATGCCCTTCCCTCCTCCACCTGAGTCCATCACCGTCTTGACGGGCTTATAGGTCTCGATGAGTTCCTTGGCCTTCTGCATGATCTCGTCGTTCGTCATGTGGGCCTTCTTGAAGCTGTGCACGACATAGAAGGTCGGGTCATTCTCTCTATAAGCCCCTACGATGAACGCAGACGCGTCTTTGTAGCCAACGTCGATGCCGAGGAGGTAGTTCAACTCTCCAGACGGCAGGGCCTTGCAAGCGTTCCTGTGCTGGTCGTACTTGAACACCATCGAATCGGTGGACTTGATCCAGCGACCCAGCCACTCGCGCTGATACACGGGATTGGAGTCATCCCAGCCCTTTTTGGCCTTGTAGCCTTCAAGCCATGTTGCCGCGTGTTTGATGAAAGGATTATTCAATACAGTCCATTTATGTATTGAAAACGGGCTGTTGGGTTGCGTAGCATCGAAGAAAGGTCCAGAGCAGGAAGCGTTCGGCGTACCAACAAGACAGAGCGTTCCGTCATCGTCGAGGAGTGTTGGGAGCAGGATCTCTTCAATTAAATACTCCAAGTGGCGGCGAAAGGATGCTGCTTCGTCAATGACCGCCAGACGGAGCTTGATGCCTCGGATGCCTTCGGCGGCGGCTTCGTCGTTTGCACCGATGAGGATGATCTCGGAACCGTTAGGAAGTTCGGCGATGAGTGAGGTCGAGTTGAACTTGATCCCGAGCTTGTGCGCTGAATTCAGTCTTTTTAGCTCTTTCCAAAGGATGTTCTTCGCACTGGACCTTGTCAGGCCGATGTAAAGCACCCTGGAGGATGGGTTCTGGAAAGCCACTTCAACCAAGTAGCTGGCGGCAGTCGTGGACTTGCCTGAGCGTCTACCGCAGATGAGGGCCTTGAACTTTGAGGCATCGTCGACGAAGGCGCGTTGAAGCGGAAACAAGACGGGTTGAAACGTCTTGCTCTGCCTCTTGACGATCTCCTCGAGTAAAACACGATTATTCACTGCTTTTTGGCTGGTTTCTGCTCATCCAGGTCGCCCTTGACGAACACCACATTCGAGAATGCGACCAAGATGAACTTGCCCTCTTTCTCTAGGATGACTCCGCTTGGGTTCATTCTTGCGGTCCATGTGGCACATTCAGCGAGGGAGGCAGACCAGTAGGTCGTGAGGCCAGTGCGGAGGCCCAAGTCGATAGCCTGGTGAAACTTAACGTAGGATGGATTCATGTTTTTCTCGTTACAGGAGGTAGGGGTTGAAGGTGGCGTTGGGCAGCTTCTTTTTGGAGAGAAGCGTGGAGATTGCGCGGGTGTGGTGGGTGTAGGTGAAGGGCTTGCTTTCGGTGACGTGGTCGAGGAGATGCTTCGCCAGGCCGAGATTGCGGTAAATCTCTTTCACATAGACATACTGCACCACCTGGTTTGACCCGCTGGGTTCCGACACGATGTAGCCAAGGATCGTTTGGGAGTCCTTCTCGTCACAAGCCACCACGACGCTGGCGCGGCTCAAGATGCGTTCGATAATGAGCTGGGTGAATTTAAAGTAAGTGGCGTTCGACATGAGCGATCCGAAGTCGCTGTTGCGGTAGGACTTTAGCCAACTTGAATAGATGAACGACTCATCCTCTATCGTGATGGGCCTGAGCGAGAGCGGAAGCTCACACATTGCCGTTCACTTCGCCGTCTTGGTTAGCCGCTTGAGCGGTGCGCATCTCTGCTTCAAGCTCATCGATTCGGAGGTAAAGACTCTCGAGGGTTTGCTTGGCTCGACGCAGCTTCACTTCGGTGTCGCCGATGGCACCGCAAGCACTTGCGTACTCTTCATTTATTTCCTGCGGGATCCGGGACACGGGTACTTCATTCATTTGGATTGCTCGTTGGTTTAAGGGCTTTTTTGGCTAGTTTTTGAAGGTCATCGTCTGACAGTTTTGAAACTTCATCGGATTGATCTTCGCTGAGGGTGCGCTTCTCGGTGCTGAGTTCTTTGAGGGCTTTTGACATGGACATGAGACGGCGAAAGTCGGTGTCCGTGATAGAGCCACGGTGCTTGTTGGCATCGGAGATGCGCTTCAGGTCACATTGGATGAGTGCGAGGGATTCATTCAGCATGGCTTCGACACTTGGTGCCGGGGGTCGGCCTGGAGGAGGAGGAGGTGCGGGCTTAATCAAGGTGCGGGTGTTGTTCACGAGGTCTCTTTCTCAATGGCGCTCAAGACGATTTTCCGAATGCCTTGGGGAGCATCGCAAAGAAGCCAGCTTGCCCACCCGAATCTGCGTATCCAGACTAGTCATGGACGTTTCCCTCTAGGCTTGGTAATTTTCCGGCTCCGCTTTACAGCTAATCTTGCGCCGTCATCCGCTTCCATGATCGCGGTGGCCTCTTCGGCTGAAATGGGCACGGGGCTCAACCGATTCAGGATCTTGCGGGCCTCTTCTTGTCGGTCGAGCAGCTCAATCATCGCATCTTCAGGGCAGGCAGTTCCGGTGTCGCGGTCGAGGAAATCTTGTGCGGAAATGTCGTTTTCACCAGGCGGGATGCTCACCGTTCGGGACTGATTGAGTGCATCCATTCTGAGGGCATAGTTTCTATGCCACGATGCGGACCGCTCTTCTTTGGTACTGCCAGGGACCGGGGTGCCTCCGTACAGGTCGGCCATGGCGGATTTATAAAACGCTTTTTCGGCGGGCGAGAGTTTTGCGTAGTAATCACAATCGTTCAAGCCGTTGGCTTTGCGGGTCCGAGTCCTCATGAAGACACAACCAAGACGACGGAGAGGACAGCGAGGACAGCCACAGCACCCGCGATGCAAGCCAGAAGAGGGCTGCCGATGGAGAGGGCAAAAGCACACGCACCGACGTTCAGCGCGATCGGGAGAAGAGACAGAGCAATCGATTTAATTGACACGCACAAACCTTGACTAGGAGTAGGATCAGCCCTACCCTAACTGCCCTGTTAAGTCTGATGCGCTGAGTCAAGAATAAAGTTGACACCGCCCAACCGCTCTCAAATGCAGCAGGAGCCCACCCCTGGCCGTTGTCGGAAAAATCGATCCTGGGGCATCCTGGATGGCCAAAAGGGGAAAGCCCGCCTATGCGCCTTCTGGAGGCGCTCCTCCAAGGGTGGCCACTCCCCTACGGGGGACTGGCGGCTATTGCAGCCTGAGCCATCCTAGAGCGTCTGCTGGCAGCATAGGGCCGTGACGCCTGCGCCTCTTCTCCGCTGAACATGCCATTGGCTCGGCAGTTGGGGAGACGGATTTTAGGGCACCTCGGCTGTGCGCGAAGGCACATCACAACGATCCCGAATCATCGTGGTGTCCCGAAACACCGGCAATCTTAGCTCGCGGCAGCGGTTGTGCTGATAGTGACGGTGAGTGTTTTTCGAGAGCACTCCTAAATCCACTGTGTTCACCGCAAGATAGGGCCGAAATGCTCTCAAAACCCAAAAAACGTGTCCTTGCCCGTATAAATAAATCTTTTTTTTAGAAAGAAGTGGCCACTTTTGATGGCACTGATAGCACTATTCCGCCAACACCTCGTTTTCATGCACATAAAGCAGTTCCATCAACGACGCTTTTGATAGCACTTTGATAGCACTTTGATGGCACTTTTCCTCCGTAGCCGCCGCTGCAGCCCTCGAGCAGCCGCCGCAAACATTTATTTCACGCCACCCTCTCATTTTTAAACAGAGCTTATTGAAGGCGACATCGGCCGAAAGGCCGTCTCGGTTTCCCGCTGTGGTGGCGCGAGGTGCTCCGGGGATTTTCTTCGGGGCACCACCCTTTCACCCACCGCAGGGCGATTAGCCCCAATCCATTAGGTCCTCAAAAGACTTCCGCCGTCCCAGTTGACGGCGTCATAAAAGCGCCTATGTTTGAATTGACACAGTGCGTTGCTCTCAGATTCTCCCACCACCAGCAGGAAAATTAGAAAATGAACCTTACAGTAGCCCGCGAATTTGTATCTGAATGGCTCTCCCGCGAGAGCATCTCCATCACAGCCCGTGGTGCTCTCAAGTGCCCCCGAGGCCGATCTTACGACACCATTCTGGGCGCATGTCTCCTTGATTACGAGACTCTCGTCAGTTCCAACCACCACGAGCAGCGCCGCTTCATTTCGAGTGAGCGCAAGGCAGTGAAAGCGCTTCCCGATGCCAGCATTCGTCGCGCTCTCGAGAACGCCATCGACGAAGCCAAGCTCGAGGCCCGCGCCTCTCTTGTTGCGTCTCTGACGAATCAACCCGAGGACCTCACGGAGCTTCGCCGCTTCTCAAAAGCGGTCCGGGGCTATCACGACGACTACACCGTGGGCCTGTGGGCGCACTTCCTCCAAAACGTGAAGCTGAAGATGCTCGACCGACCCACCTCAAATGAGCTGTGCCCGGTTCTCTATGGCCGCCAGGGGTCGGGGAAGAGCCGCGCCGTACATGGCCTCCTGAGCCCCCTGGACGGATTTACGATCGAATCGGACATGGCCCGGGTAAGTGATGAGCGCCAGTACCAGTCTTTGGCGGACAACTTCGTTGTCTTTATGGATGAGATGGCCAAATCCGATAGGGTTTCCATTGAAAGCGTTAAGCACATCATCACGGCCCGTGAACTAACCTATCGCCGTTTTCATGGTCACCAAAACCTCGTCGTTGCAAACCGCGCAAGCTTCATAGGCGCATCGAATCAACCTGTCGCTGAGGTCATCCTCGACCGAACCGGCCAACGGCGTTGGGCTCAAGTGGACACTGCTGACCAGATTGATTGGAAAACGGTGAACGAAATCAATTATCCGGCGCTCTGGGCAGGCATCTCGGAGGACGTCGACTATTTTATCGGCATACGCGCCCGGCTCTCCGCTGCACAGGCGGAGGCCACCACACAGGATGAATTCGCGATGTTTGTGGAGGATCATACTCTCGTTGCCTCCGACGGCAAGGACGCGCGGATGGTTTTTGCTCAAGATCTCTACGCCGATTTTTCAGTGTGGGCCGCTGAACGCAACTTCAAGAATCACGATGCCCGGCTTTTTGGGCGCAGGATGAACTCCCTGGGACTCAATTCATTCAAGACAACGCATAAAGGCAGAAATGGCGCCTTCTATCGGCTCGCGCCTCTCGTGAGCCGCTCAATCTCGTTGGTGGCTGCTGGCCTGGACATGTGAATCGGTCGCACCCAATTCGTGTTTTTGAAAGAAAGTTGATTCGGCAGTGCCTGCCTACACTTAAGCCCGAAATCCAGGCTTCCAAAAGGCCCACTTAGGCCCGTTTTTGGCACAAACGTGGGTAGAAGGTATAGGAGCGGGTGTGTTTTTCACACCCGTTTCCTGAGAGCCCCAGCCGCCGCTCGCGCAGGCAATGAAGCCGCCAGAAGGGCAGCCACCACAAGCATCCCAAAA